TCTCAAATTAAAATCCCAATAATAACTTTTCTTTTTTGTACTTACTTTAACTGGGTGAGATATTTTTATATCGTAGGTTATTCCTTTGTCTTTATATTTAACATCACAATCGCTAGTAGGGTTGTCTTTTGATAAGTGGATAAACTCACTAGGAGGTAATTTATAATGCTCGGCTAATTTGTAAATTCCAAACTGCTCATAAAAAATTCTAAAATCTGTACCGTTCATATACTTTTATTTTATAGTAGTTTCCTACCTTTACAAGCGTATTATTTGTAATAATCCCCTACTCTCCCCTGCTATAGGTCTACCACTATTTAGCCTCAAGAGGGGTGCATTATAACGGTGGGGGAGGGGATTAGTGCCCTATTTCCCGCACTTTTGCGGTAATTACTACAGGGTGTATAAAATACCCTATTTAAGATAAGGTAGTAAAGTTTCAATATCCTTTCTTACTTGGCTATTTTTTGGTAGTCTTGAGGCTAGCTCTTTTATCTTTGTGGCTTTGCCTTGCTCTAAATATGTTATAAACTCGGCTACTCCATCAAGCCCCAATTCTTTTACTAGTGCTTTGTGGGCTTTGTTAAGCTCCGTAAAATCTTGTGCCTCATCTGCACTTATGCCTGCAACCATTAAATGTAGATTAAAACGTGCGTCTTCGGGATGTTTGGCTCGTAGGCTTTCCATAGCCTCTACGTCTGCATTTTCCCATGCTGTGCGGTAGTCTTCTATGTCTTCGTTACCTATATTCTTATTGGCGTTCTTGGTTGTCTCTTCGCTTGGTATATTGTTTATGGCTTCAACAAGCCCTGTTGTGTCTTTTATATTTACTTCGCCTAGCTCTGGGTCGGTGATAAAAATAGGGTCGCTCATAGGTTTATACTACTTTCTAATTTCTTGAAATAATTATAAAGTTCTGGCATTGTTTTTTGTACCTTATCTGGGTCTAGCTTAAATTGCGCGTACCCGTCTGCAAATATCTCTTTGTATTGGCGCAAATATTTTAAGTGGCTTGCTGGTAGTTTGTAGTTTGTCCCGCCCAAGTCAACACTCAACCCTAAATACAGGTCGTGTATATTGTCATCGTTAATGTTTTTTATACCGTACGTTGCAATCCTATTTTTAATGACCTGTGCCCCGTGTGCTTTTACCACTTCGTTAAATTCTGGGGTATCGCTCAACATCTCAAAGCGCTTAATAAATTTACTGTATTCATTGTTGCCCATTTTAATAGGTTGCGGGTCGTTATAGCGGTAATCTATAAAGTGGCCTACCTCATGTCTAAAAGTATGCTCATTTTCTTTTGGTGTCCGTTTGTCGCTTGTTTTGGGATTGTAAATAAGTTTATTTTCATCGGCACTATATGCCCCGTAGCGATTACCTTGCTTACTTTCGGTTACTTCAAGTCCTCGGCGCTTTACTAGGTCGGCTTCAAAAGCGGAAAGCTCGTACTGCTTACTCCCATACTCAAATTTAGCCCCTGCTTGGTTATCTTGTATGTTGTCTTTGTATGCCTTTGCAAAACTTGTTGTGGTAACTGCTTTTTGTATTTTTGCTTTATTATCCTTAATGACACTCGCTCTAATTTGCTGGTATGGTCTATATTTTTGAGCTTTAGCGTCCCATGCCACGGCTACATCTAAATACTTATCGTGGTAGGGGCTAAATACGTGTCGGCAATTCGGGTGAAATAATCCGCCCTGCCGTGCCATATCTACGCTTATGTGGCTTGGGTTCCTGCCAGTTAGTGATAATACCTTGCCCTCCCAAGGTGCACATAATTTACATGCGCCCATGTGGTTACTTACTACTACTAAGTCGTACCCGCTTTCAACCATTCTGTTTGCAACACCCGTATTGTGTGCTTGAGTAAGTTTGGTGCGTACCAACATTTCGCTATAACGGCTTAAGTCCCACTCAACCCCGCCCTTGTCGCGTAGTGCGGTAATTCCCGCTTTGCGCAACTCCTCTTGTATCAATTTTTGTATGTCTCGGTTTGCCTCACCCGTTATTTGCCCTCGGCCAATTTTAGCTAATATTTGCTCACGGGCTCCCATACTTACCATGCGCTCGGCTGTCCCGTTTAAGCCCTGCATACCGCTTGCAATTGAGCTGTAGGTATCTTGGGCTATTGCCTCTAGCGCCTCTTGGTGAAAATGGCTAAAATCTGCGTCAAAGCGCACATTGCTACCGCGCTCGTTAAGGTCTTTGCCACTTTCCCAAAGTCCAAGCTCATAAAATCCACCAATGTTAAGACGTACCCATGCTTGGGTTGCTTCGTCGCTCTGGTCTACTATCTGTTTGACTTGCTTTAGGATTTCTGTACGACGGGTTGGAGTAGAGTAGTCGGCTTCACTTAAAGTAGTACCTAGCTGTCCGTAGGCTTCTTTTACGATATTACCAAAAAGTGATACGCTGGGGTCGCTTGGCACTACCCCTTGTGGTTTTGTAGTAGGCATACATATTATTATGCGTTATTTTTATTGTCTTTTCCTGTGGTTTTGTCATCCTGTGCGCCTGTATTGTCTTTTCCGTTTTTTGCAAATAGGGGATTAGCCGTAAACTTTGGCGCCATCTCTTCTTTTTCTTTGTTAATTTTCTTTAACTTGTCTTCTGCCTCTTCAATCTTAATGCTGTCTAGGGTTGCGATTGCGTCTACTTTTGTGGTAAGTCCTGCCTCAAGTCGGCGCTCTTCGTATTCCAAAGTCTCTAGTGCGTCGTTGATTATGCCATCCTGCCATTGAATAAGTGGCTTGACTGCCTCACCCTGCATTGTTTTACCTCCACACTTAAGGTTGTTTGCCTTTGCAAACTTTTGAGCCGTATAAAATAGGCGCTTTAATCCAATATCATAATAAAGCTCTTTGCGGTGTTTTTTGGCAAGTGTTCGTAGTAATCGGTATTTTAGAGCCCGTCCGCTTTCGGCTACGCCACCTGTATCAAGTCCAAGGATTGCGGGGTTAGTATCGGAAAACATCATCAAAAACTCTACCATTTTCTCAATCTGGCTAAATGCACTCTCAAGTTTGGCGTCCCATACTATGTATTCTGGCTTCTGGGCTTCCCCTCCTTGACCGCTTACTATTTCAATCATGCCAAACTTTTTACTTGGTATTTTCCCGCTATCATCAAGCACGCCCTGTGGTACGGCAAGTATCGGCTCTCCGTGTTTGTCTAAAATAATATCTATGTTGGTAAGTCTTTTATTGATTGCAAATATAAGGCTTAAGAGGTCTTTATAGTCTGATATTCCAAAATAGCGCGTGTTAATGCGGTAATTTGGAATATGCACAATTAAAAAGTCGTCTACTTTTGTCTCAACTTCGGGTTGTAGCGGGTTGCCGTCTTTACCAGTCATGTATGCGGATACGTCAAGTTCGCCTACTATTTTTTCGCTTTCCATCTGGTATAACTTATATTCTATTTTGCCCTTTGTATGGCGCTCAACAAAAAGAGCGTCAACTACTTTACTGTCAATATTTACCTTTACTTTCCAAGCCAAGCGGTGGGCTGTGGGTTCTGCCCGTACGTTCCCCTCGTTAATTTCGGGAAACCAAAAGGCGGGGTTAATGTCTTCAATTACAAGGTTGCCGTTATCGGCTCTCATTCTAAAAATAACATCACCATTGTAGGATTGCTCTAGTCCGCTTTCGTATATCTGCATTCCAAGATGGTTTTCGTCCATCATTTCACTAAAAAAATCCATGTCGCCTTTAGGTAGGGTAATAGTCGGAAACTCCTCAAAAAGCATATCGGCGGAAAGCCTTGAAATGAGCCCGCCAAAGTTAGCGGTAAGGTATTGTAGAGCCTTGTAGTCCTTTTTTAGGTCTTTGGATAAATGACCAAAAATATCGTAATGCTCACCTAAAAAGATTTTTTGATATTGTTCATAATCTGCAAGCCTGCTTTTGTCTCGGCTGTTAGGTGGGAATGTGTCCATATAATTCATTCTATGCAATCAATAACTTTGTTGCAATTGATTTAATGATACATTTTTTTTTGCAATTTCTCTAATCATCTAAAGCGTTACCCTCAAATACCCGTGCTTTGGGTCGTTGCCTTACTTCACGGGCAAGCATTAAGCTATCAAAAGCGTCATCATTGGCGCCTAGCGGAAACTCCTCTATTTCTTTTCTTATAGTAGCATAATTTGGGTGGTCTCTGCGTAGATAAACAAAGCCACTCTCAAAAGCGCTTGCATGTATTTTTGCCCGCCTTATTTTATCTTTGTCGGTTCTAATTTCCATCAATCGGCACGTGTAAATACCCCGTCTGTTTAATTCCTGCCTTACCAGTTGTGCTAATCCTTTTTGGTATGCCACGGTCTCAATACCAAGTAAGGATATTTCCCACTCTACCACTGCGTCGCAAATTAGTTTAACCTGTGCGTTAATATCTGGGTATTTGCCGTGTTTTAGGTCAAGCATGTACTCTTTACTACTTAATCTATCAAAACCCATAACGTACATACTAAAATTATCCGCACTTTGTTTCTCGGATATTGCGGGGTCAACACCCGCTACACGTTCTAAAGTGTGTATCCATTTTTTTTGTCGTAACTCGTCGGTGTCTGCAACCTGCGTAATCCACATATCGCGGTAGCCGTAGTCTTTGAGCCATCCTAGCTTAATAATGCGGTCTTGGTCATCTTGTGGCTCGTTTTGTAGCTCCTGTGCAAAAACGATAGAGCCCACATAATCGGGGTGGGTTGGGTCGTCTTTGATTGACCGTAAATAATCTGCGCTAAAGCGTGCCTCCCATAAACTCGTACCGTCGTCTTTTAGTGCTTTGTATATTTTTGTTTTCCAAGCGCTGTATTTATCCTTTTTTTCTAGCACTTGTTTAAGTAGGGCGTTGTAATGAAGTATCGTACCAATATAAATTATGTTTTTGCTGTACCTATCCATTGCTGGCTCAAGGTCATAGTCAAACCATTTTTGTAGTTTTTGGCGTTGTTCCGCGCTATAAACTGCCTCTAGGTTCTCTAGGTCGTCAATAATGGCAAGGTCGGGGCGGTGGTTGTTGTATTTTAATCCTCTAATTTTCATACCAGCACCCAAGGGAAGTATAAAGCAATCATCCTTAAGCCCGTGAATAACAAAGCCCTCCTCGCCCCATTTATCGCTTATCGCGTCTGGGTAAATAAACTGTATTGCTGGGTTACTTTCAATCTCGGCACGTAAACCACTGGTAATAAGTTTTGCCTGTAAATGTGTATCTGATATGTACGGTACAAAATGTTTAATTCCATTTAATGATACCCACGCCAAGTAAATTAAGCCTACAATGGTAGATTTTGCAAAGCCACGGGGAGCGCCTACACCAATCTTACCCTCGGCAAGCAATAACTCTACAAGCTCGCGGTGAAAGTCTGGTACTTTATCGCCCAAGTGTCTATTGAATAGAGCCGCAAAATCCCAAAAGTTCTCGGCTTTTGAGTAATGCCACTGTAAAAATTGTCTTGTTTTTGCCTCACCAAACTTATTTATTAGTAGGTGGGGTTGTAGTGCTGGTCTTGTCATCTTTATAGTTATTAAGTGCAAATTGCGCCATGCGCATTAACTCGTCCATTGGTGCATTTTCAAGTCTACCCCTGTGGGTAATCTCGCCCTTGGTAATCTCGGTGGCAATGCCAAGTAGGGTACGCTTGCCATTTTTAGCCATTTTAAGGACGTTGGCAAGGTTAAACATATCGTAGGACAACTTGCGAAGCATTTTTATTGCTAGGGCTTTTTCTTCAAGCGTAGACGCCTGTAATACCTTTTGCTGGCTTTGCCTCATCATTTCCATTGCAGTATTAACAATATCCTCTACTCGGTTCCAGTCCTCAAACTCTTTGTATTGCTCGGCTTCGGCTATATCTCTCATCTCGGCTTGAAATTTTGCTACTGCGGTTTTAGTAGCACTTTGCCTGCGCTCTAGCCACTTTTCCTTTGTACTCATTTTATGAATAGTTACGGGGTGGCAATCAAAATGGCGTGCCACTTCATCAAGAGTAGGGTAGTCGCGCCCGTTGGGTTTTGAGCAAAAATATAAAAAGGCTTCGTCTTTATTCACCCATTTATAAAATCCTTTTGTGCGCTTTTCGTGTTTTTTCATAGTTCTTACTTAAAAGTGTACTAACTTTAATAATGTTTTTCTATACTAGCAGTTAAGTTACCTTACTGCTACTTTTGTCTTTGTATCAATTCTAGGCTCTGTATCGTGTTTTCTTGCGGTATCCTTGAAACCCGTTAGCGTAACCACTGCCCTAAAGCTGTCGGCCATATTACTAAAGCGTGTGGGTTTATCGTACTCCCTAATGTATTTGTCATTTTCAATTAGTCCTGCTTTTTCCATACAATCGTTAATACTAGCTATTAGGTTATCTAAATCTGCCTCGTAGCGCCCCTTAAAATAAATGTCGTAAGCGCATGTGTAGGGTGGCTTAAGGGTGGCGCCTAGCCTGTTGGCTACGGTGTAGCCTAGTAGTTCAGTAGTTACTTGCTCAAATTCTCGGTAGGCTTTGCTTGAGATTATGAAAGTGTGCCCCCCATTGCGTACTATTTGCTTGCTGTTTTTTTTCGCAATAATGCGGTAGGGTATCTCAAACGTAATACTTATCTTTTCCATAGCAAATACTAGTATACAGGGTGGTAAAGGTCGGTAAAAGTGATTTTGTGTATTGAATGGGGATAAGTTAGCGGTAGGTTACGGGTAGCTCGTTATACATCATGCTTTTAACCTGCTTCATTGCTACCGCGTATTCCTGTGGCGTTACGGTTGCTTTTCTTGCATAAAAAAGGTCTGCTAGTTCTTGGAGCCTTGTATTGCTCTCAAAAAAGAAAAAGAAGCGGTTACGGTCTCCCCGTTCCAGCTTCGTAATTTTTATACCGCTTAAGACAAGATAGCTTGCTAGGTATAAATCTTTTGTTTTATATAGTCCGTTTTCCATAGTATCTTGCATATTTATCTACAATTTGTCCACAATTTAATAATACACAATTTAGGGTGCTTTCAACAACAAATAAGTAGTAGGAGTAATGCACAACTTGGCTTGTATTGCTACTTACCTTGTTGTCGGCGTCAACACATAGTACGTATGTGTCCAAGCTAGGGAGGGCTAGACCCCTAACAAAATTGCCGTATGGGAGGTTGTCGCCCGTAATGTACCCGCTTACGGTCTCTATTTTCCCACATTTAATTTGTTTCCTAGTATCTATTTGGGTTTGCAGTCTAGCTTGCGCCTTTCCTAGCCCGCCTGTATTTTCAGTCCCGCCTTAAATAGGTATCGTCAATTAGTATCAACGGCTCCACTCCCTATAGCACTACTCCTACTACTCATCGCCCCTTTTTACCTTATCAGTTTAGCGTACAACTTTTCGTATTGCTACTTGATATTCCTTATGTAAAAGCTCGTATTTCCCTTTCATAACAGCTAAAAAGCTGTCAATTGCAAGCTGTGGGTTAAGTTCTGGTATTTCTGGGTATCCTTTCCAAAGATAATCGTCAAAAATCATTATGCCGTTTTGCTTGAGTAGTCGCCATGCAAGTACCGCGTCCTCTAACACATCTGGGGCGGTGTGTGAGCCATCAACATAAATAAAGTCAAAAACAGGTGCGTTTATTTCCCGTAGCATTTTCTGGCTTTCCATTTGATAAATAGCTATCATGGCCTCGTAGGGTTTTGTATTTTCCAAAAAGCGTGCTTTTACCCCGTCAAAGCTAAAATTGCGGTCTTTGTGCTCCATACTACCGCCAAACGTATCAACCACACTTATTTTGCAGTTTTTGCCAGTAAGCACATTGCTACATAACCAGTATGTAGCTTTACCCTCAAAACAGCCTATTTCTAAAAAGTTCAAGTCCTCTTTTCCTATGTATTCTGCAAGCAGTTTTTGCCAGTTTCCTATATTCCCACTGAACCAGTCGCATGTAAAAGTCATATTATATTTAATCTGGCATACTCGCCAAAAACTTCTAATACTTTATTATTGTATGCTATAGCCGCTTCTTTTTCGGTATTAAACCTACCTATATGAAATGACTTACCGTTAATCCTGTATTGTGCGTCCCATTTTCTATCTCTCTTAAAATAATGGACACCTTTATATTTTGAGCTTTTGTTTTTTGCTTTGCCTCTATTCATTACGCTTTGTTGTGGCGTAACTTCTCTTAAATTTTCTGGCTTATTGTTTAGTTTGTTTCCGTCTATATGGTCAATAAATCTTGGCATTTTTCCATGCAATAAAGCAAAAATTATTCTATGGGTTGCTATAGTACGAATTTTCCCGTCTGTTTTTATACTCGTAACATAGTAACCCCAATAATTTATGGTTTTACCAATTTGTCTTTTTAGTCTTCTGCTAAAAAGCTCTCCGTTTTCGTTTGTGTAGTAGTTTTTAAGATAATTCATACAGTTATAACACCCCGTGTTGTTTTTGGGGTGCAATCGTCGCAATAATAATGCTTGTTTACTTCATGTCCACACAATTTACAAAGTGGCTTTTTGCACTCCCAGCACAATTTATTTGCGGGCTTTAGCGGGTGCTTTTCGCATGTTGGTACTTGTCTGTAATAATTCATGGCTGTTTACCGTAAAAATTATAAATTTTCCACTCTTCTTTTGGTGGCTGGCCTGTTGCGCTTGACAAGCTCGCCCCCTCTGGTAGTTGGGTAAGCATTGGTAAACCCTGCTTTATTCGCTCGGCATTAAGATAGTGTAGCTTTTTTTTGTTCTCGTCGCGTGTCCATCCATAGTGATAAATTGTTATGTGGGGTAAGTATTGCCCCTGCACAATCGCCCCGTCTTTATGTATCTGGGCGTGTATTTGAGGCGCAAAGTAGTACCCGCAATTGAGCTTAAATAGTCGCCCCTGCCAATCTGGGTAACAGTCTGCGCGGTAATGTCCTTTATTCCCTACAAAATCAATGCGTGATAGTCGGTATACCTCGCTTGTACCGTACTCTACATAATTAAATAGGGCGTCGTAGGCTGGTATAAATAAGGTCTCGTCGCTGTCCAGCATAAAAACCCACTCCGCACCCTGCCTTTCCGCCTCGGCAATAAGCATGTTGCGCCACTTGCCAAAATCAATAGTATTGTCGTTTGACTGCAAAACTCGTGAGGATGGAAAGCGGGTAGCAATAAGGCTGGTGCTTTTATCTACGCTTCCTGTGTCTAAAAATAGATAATGGGAAAAGTAAGCGGGTATTTTATCAAGCGTCCACTCTAGTACGTCTTCGTCATTTTTATATGGCATGCACAAAGCTACTTTAGGTCTCATTGTTTTTAAGCGGGTGCAAATTAGTAAATAGCTCGGCCTTTGTCCACAATTTAGCGCCTGTATAGTCAAAATCTGGCGGGAGGCTATCTAGCATGGGTTTACCCGCACTCATTCTGTCATAATTCACGTATTTAAGCACGCTTCGCTTTCTGTCTACTATCTTTGAGTAATGGTAAATGTGGTGCTTTGGTACTTTAGTATAAAATCCTGCGTTTGACATTACAGCTTTGCCGTTTTTGTCGTGTAGCATTTCGTGTAGTTTATTCTTGAAATAATACCCTTTATTTAACCTAAAAAATCTGCATTGCCAATCTGGGTATACTGTCGGGTCGTAATGGTTAAAATCCTGTACAAATTCATATCTTGGCACGGCTAGTACGTCGTGTTTTTCCGCAAGTTCTTTTAGCGCGTCTAAATCCTCTTTAAGCATAGCCTCGTCTGCGTCAAGCATAAAAAGATAGTTGGCGCCTGCCTCTTCTGCCAGTTGTATTACGATATTACGGGCAAGCGCAAAGTTATTTTGCCATTCCTGCCTATGCACATAAAAGCCGTAGAATAAGCCCAAAAGCTCGTTAGTAAAGTCATTACTCATAAAATCCACGGCTATTTTGGTGTCAAACCAAAAAGCCTTATGGTTTAGCGTCTTTTCAAGTATCGCACGCTCGTTTTTTACTATCATTCCTAGGGCTATATTCATAGTATTATGGTAACAATTTTCCTTGACCTTTTTCATCAAACGTATAAGGCACTGGGTTATTGTTGGCGTCGGTTACATCCGTTACGTCTGCAAAGTCGTAGCGGTAATCCTCGGCACTATCCCAGTAAGGCACTTCTTTTATAACATCGCCTATTGTTACGTAAACATCATCGTAAGCGGTAATTTTATTGCGGAAAGTTTGCACCTTTCGGGGTATTTGTATACGTCCTGCTAAAAACTCATTACCACGGTGGGTAAGGAGCCAATAACCGCGCTTACGTTCCCCATCTTCTTTGCATTTTGCTACTAATCCATGAAAGCGTAATTTTGTCCAGTTCATTTGCTCTTGAGTAGTTAGCTTGTTATCACCTACTAAATCTTTGTAAAGATGTAGGCTGTTTCGCTCTTTTTCAATAATTGAGCGCTTAAATTTCACAAGCGCGCTAATCATACCAGCATTAAGCCTGTGCCAAAACAATTTCATACTTGCCCCGCAATGCGGGCATTTCTCTACTTGATTGTGCATATTTATCTTTAAGTAAATTGATAACGGGTTACTTTTTTTCGTATGTAACCTCTACGTATGTCCCAAAGCCAAAAAGTGCAAGCGGTAAGAAAATAAGCCCAAGGATTAAGCCTTTACCTGCGCTAAATCCGCCTACTTCGCGTTCTTCAACTATTCGCCATCCGCGTAGCATGGTGGCCTCTTTTAATTTTCGGCCTACTATGTCGCCTTTTTTATATCTGATTGTTTTACGCATTTTGTTTTTTCACCTCCCCTTGTTTTATTTTTTTTAATTCTTGTAACCATTCGCGTATAGACCATTGTGTAGCTCTTTGGGTTAATACATAGCCTCTACCCCCAAGCATGCCGTCGTAATCAATGCACCAATCTACCTCTACCATTTCTATTTTCTTAAGCTGTTTTAGAATTGTTTTTACTAGTTTGTCTTCTGCGCCTGTAATTTTAATAAAAGTACGTGTAAAACAAACCTTATCCTCGTTGTCTGCTTCAATCAACTTTTCTATTATTTTTATTTTTACCTCTAATTCATCCATAGTTATTTTTTACTTCTAATTAGCCTAAACCCATATAAACCTGTTTTTATTCCTTTTTCTGCGATATTTTTAATGTCGCTAACCCGTAGTTTTCTAAAATAACTTTGTGTTTTTTTCCCGTGGTTTATCCCGCCACAAGTACAATCACAATGCGTTTCGTGGGCGCATTGGCATTTTTCTTCGTGCCCCCTTGTGCATATTGCCTCACCAAAAAGTGTTTTTACTTTTGGGCTGTTTATTGATTTTTGCAACCCATTACGATTTATTTTCCCGCTTTTGTCTTTTACGTAGTTTTCAATATCAATTTCCTTTTCAAAATCAGTTTGTGGGAGCGTCGCAATGAAAGCCCACTTAAAATCTTGGTGTAATTGTATTGCTGTTTCTGGGTCTGTTGTAGTTAAAAGAAGTGCAAGGGCTAATTGGGCTGGCGCGCTACCTCCATAACCCCAATTAAAGCCATCTGGTGAATGATTATAGATAGACTGGCTATAGTCTGGGTTCAATTTTCTACCGTCTATCCGTATTTCTCGCGTTTCCCAGTTTCCTAGTATGTGCATATTTATCTTATTTAATTGCTAACTTACTATACTTTACTATAGTTTATTAGTGTTTGTCAAGGGGTATTTATCTTTTAAGCAAAAAGTCTATTGCATTACCAATAGCCAAAAAGCTACCAAAGCCTATAAATACACCCCAAGTAAAAGCCCAGCCATAAGATGATTTGCCAAGGTGTACGTCGTACACAACATCAACTTTAGGTAATTTTTGCCCGCAAGTCTCACAATGTGTTTGTTTTTTTGTGGTGTAATAATTTGTGCCCATAAATTTATTTTAACTGTTAAAAGGGTATATCATCTGGGTTTACGTCCTCTTTGTGCTGGTCTTCTTGTTTTGGCTCGTCTTGTTTGTTCGGAAAATCAGCCATCGGGTCTTGCTCTACGTCTTTAACTGGCGTGTTGGCTCCTGCTTCTCGCTTCATCATTGGTATTACGTTGTCTGCCACAATATCGGTAACATAAATCTTTTGCCCGTTTTTTTCGTAGTTGTGGTAATCAAGGCGCCCGTCGCAATAGACCTTATCGCCTTTTTGCAGTTGTTTTGCTACCCATTCTGCGGTTTTTCCCCATGCTGTTACTCGGTGAAAGCTTGGCACATCTTCCCACTGGTCGCCCTTTTTAATACTTCGGTTTGTACAAATAACAAGGGTGGCTACTGCCTGCCCGTTTGGTGTGTACTTAAGCTCAATGTCCCGTGCTAAATTTCCCAAAAGTTTAATTTCATTGATTGAAAATGCCATAGTATTTTTAGTTTATAACTTCTATTTTAACTTGTGAAATGTCCGTTTTTGTTTCTAATGCCCTTGCCACGGCTGGCACTAGGTCGGCAATGCGCCCCAGTTTATTAAATCCGCCTGTATCGGTTACGGTTGCCTCACATGATTTGCCATTATCTAAATTAGTGAGCTTAACCCGCGTATTCATTGGGAGCCAGTTAAAAGCAATGGTCATTGCCTCATCATCTAGTGGCTGGCCGTTTGCCATTGTAAGGTTGGCACTACAACCCAAACACCCAGCCCGTGAGTAATGGCTTACTTTACCTGTCCAAACATTACTTTGTTTCCCGTCGGGTGCTTTTTTTGGTGTTACACGCTCTACGGGTGTTTCAGTTGGTTTTGGTGTTACTTCTTTTTGACAGCTATTTACAACAATTGGCTTATTCACAACATCATGTAGTATTTTAATTTCGGTGTTTTTGTCTCGTATATCTGCTTTAAGGCTTGAGATATAAAGACCTAGGGGAATTGGTAGTAAAAACCATGCAAAAAGAATAAATCCGATTATTGGGCTTGTACGTTTTTTCATGGTTTTTTCTTTAACTTGTAGTTACTCTCAATTTTAAGTACGTCGCCCTGTACCTCAATTGTGGTTTGTTTGGTTACATTCTTATAGTCTTCTAGCCAGTCGCTTAAACTTAATTGCTCTTCTTTTTTCTCGCCTTGCAAGTTTTTTATTTCCTGTTTAAGAGTAAAAAGGTCGCCCGTCGCCTCAAGTGTTTTGCGCCTCCCGTTTAATTCCTTACGTTTGGCGTCCATCTCTTCTTTAATGCGGTGATATTCCGCGTCGCCCTCTAGCGTGTCTTTATACATTTCCCGCTTTTTTTTAAGCTCCTCTGCTACTCTACGCACATTTTGTATACCTTGTTTTACACGGTCTGTTTGTACGTTAATCTCAAAAACTGGTGTTGGTACTACTGGGTCGTGCATATTTATCTTATTTTTTAACTGGTAATTTGACTAGCTTTACTTTGGGCTCATAGACGTTCTCGGTTATCTCAAAAACCTTTGTACCCTCTCGTAAAGTGCCGTCCTCACTCCATTTTTGTACTTGCCTTTCCGCCTCGGCCAAACTATTAAACGTCTGGCTTGACACGGTATAGCGCTTTTTTGTGCTCATATTTCGGGTTGTTTAACTTCTACCTCTTT